TTGCGTCAGAACAAATGACATACGATGTGTTTGAAGTAGCACATTTCCGCATGTTATCAGATTCTAACTTTTTACCATATGGTAGATCCATGTTAGAAGGAGCCCGAAAAGAATTTCAAAAATTAATGTTGATGGAAGATGCAATGCTTATTCATAGAATAATGCGCGCACCTGAAAAACGTATTTTTAAAATTGATATTGGTAATATTCCTACAAATGAAGTAGATTCATTTATGGAACAAATTATCAATAAAATGAAAAAGATTCCACACGTTGATCCACAAACTGGAAATTACAATTTAAAGTTTAATATTAACAACATGTTGGAAGATTATTATCTACCAGTTCGTGGAGGCCAATCATCTACAACAATTGATACATTACCGGGTATGACATTTACAGGAATGGATGACATTGAATATATTAGAACAAAGATGATGTCAGCTTTAAAAATTCCAGCACCATTCTTAGGGTATTCAGAGGCAGTTGAAGGTAAATCTACATTAGCATCAATGGATATTCGTTTTGCTAGAACAATTGAACGTGTACAAAAAATTGTATGTTCTGAGCTTGTTAAAATTGCAATTATACATTTATATGCTCAAGGATTTGAAGGTGAAGATTTAGTAGGATTTGAATTAGAATTAACGGCACCATCAATTATTTATGATCAACAAAAAGTTGCATTAATGAATGAAAAAATAACTTTAGCAAATGCAATGAAAGATTCAAAATTAGTTTCTGATAAATACATATACGAGTATATCTTTAATATGTCTGAAGACCAATGGTTGCAAGAAAGAACAAATGTTGTTGAAGATTTAAAACTTAGATTCCGTCAAAACCAAATTGAACAAGAAGGAAATGATCCAGCAATCACAGGAACATCATTTGGAACACCACATGATTTAGCATCAATACATATGAGTAGCAATGATGTTGGAGAAAAAGATAAGGGTGGTCGTCCAAAAGAAGGAATTAAATTTGGACAACATAAAAATGAATTTGGTTGGGATCCTACCGGAACCAAAGGAATTAAACAAGAAATTAATCCCGAGCACCAAAAAACAACATTCCAGCCTGATACTAATTTTAAAAATAGAGCAGGCGCAGTTGCAGTAGAACATCATGATATATTAAAACAAATAAAGTCAAAAAATAAAGGTGCGTCAATTATTACAGAATCATTAAAATCTAATAAGATAAGTGAAACAGATACCGATGCAGGTACATTATTAGATGAAAACAACATTTTGTAATTATAAACATATTTATTAAAAACACAAGGCATCGTATATACATGAAGAAATTAAAACATTCAAAATATAAAAATACGGGTATATTATTTGAAATGTTGGTTAGGAAACTAACATCTGAAACATTAACATCAAACAAATCAGTAACTATTGATATTATTAAAAAATATTTTGGCCGAAATACTGAATTATCTAAAGAATTACAATTATACAATTCATTAGTTAAAGAACAGTTTCGAAGTGAAGCTCAAGCATTAGATTATATACGGACTGTTAAAGGCGCATATGATAAATTGAATCAAAGTGTGTTAAAACGACAACGTTACAATTTAGTAAAAGAAATCTCAGATAAGTTTGTATTTCCGGATATGTCAAAAATGCATATCAATAACTATAAAGTATTAGCGTCTATTAACATGATATTTGAATATGCAGAAAATGAAAATCCTAAACAGTTATTGGAATGTAAAAATGTAATAATTGATCATAATTTAATTACAGAACGAGTTGCACCAAAAAAAGATGAATTAATTGAATCATTTACATCACAACCAAAAGATATGCGTTTATTAACATATAAAATATTAGTTGATAAATTTAACGAAAAATATTCAGGATTAGATGAGTCGCAAAAACAATTGTTAAACAAATATATTACTCATGTAAATGATACAAATGCATTGCGTGAATATATTAAAAAAATAATTCCAGGAATTAAATCTGATTTAGCAAATCAATCAAAATCTATAACAGACGCAGCAACTAAAATTAAAGTAGCAAAATTATCAGAAATGCTTTGTAATGTTGAATCAATGAAAACTATTAAAGAATCACATGTATTATCATTGTTACGTTATTTTGATTTAGTTCGCGAATTACAAGGGATGCATTAATGAGGTCATTTTTAAAAGAAATTGAAGACAAATTTTTAGATCTTGAAGAGTCATGTGATAAGTGCGACACACCTAAGTCTCAATGTGCATGTGATGAAGAGATTGATGAACAAAATGTTACTGGTGCAATTGCAGGATATAATATACCAACAGCTTTTGCTAAGCCAGGAAAATGGAAACAAAAAAATGCACAGTATGAATCAAAAACAAATAATCTGGGCCAGTACCAGGTTCCTAAGTTTGATGAAGAAGTGCAAGCCGATAAATTTCCATTTGCAATGGATGATGACATTTGGTTAAACAAAGATATGGAATATCCATCTAAAGATAAAACAAAGACCCCGGGCACGGCTCATAAAAAAGATCTAGATATGGCAAATCGAAAAACTAAACTTCAAGTTGAAGATGTATTAGAAAACAAATACAAACAATTAATTGAAAGTTATCGTAATTTTTCTGTAGCCGATCCAAAAATATCTCCGGAGCGTAAAGTGAAAAATACAATTCAAGAAATTGCAAAAAAGCTTCAAGAAATTGAAACTATGGTGAATTACAATACTAGATTAAAAACAGAATCGGGAGTGACTTCATCAAATTACGGCCCTGGAACACAAAAAGCATTAACAAAAATTTCAGAAAGATTGATTAAAATTTCAGAACGAGTAAGATCACTAGGAGAATAACAATGTCAAAACAACTAATATTAGAATATATACCATTTAGGCCATTTGAGTCATTATCAGAATCTTCTGGTGCTGCATATGGTGTACCTGGTGGTGTTGTTGTACAAGGTGTTTTACAAAGAGCAGGCGCAAAAAATCAAAATGGCAGAATATATCCTAGAAACATTTTAGAACGAGAATGCAAACGATATCAACAAGAATATATAGATCAACATAGGGCATTAGGTGAATTAGATCATCCAGAATCATCTGTAGTTAATTTAAACAATGTTTCGCACAATGTTTTAAAGATATGGTGGAAAGGCGATGATTTATGCGGAGCTGTACAAATCCTAGAAACACCAAGTGGTAAAATTCTTAAAGAACTTTTTAAAGCTGGTATTACATTAGGAATTTCTAGTAGAGGTTTAGGCTCAGTTAAAGAACTGCGTAGTGAAGGCACCGTCGAAGTACAAGAAGACTTTGAATTAATATGTTGGGATTTTGTATCTAATCCATCAACCCAAGGCGCTTTTATGCGACCTACGCACATGCACGAATCGGTAGGTAAACAATCTACCGCAAATAAATATAATAAAGTAAACAGTATCATTACATCGATTTTGTGTGATGACGGTAAATGCAGGATATAATATGAACTCACCAAATTTAAAAAGAATTTTAGAAATGATCACTGAAGATCAACCACAACCATTAACTAAACAAGAAAAACAAGAATTTACAAATCAAGTTAAACGGTTTAGTGAAATGAATCAATCAGTTTACGGAAATGGCGATCTTCAATCTTTAACAGATCGTGTTAAAGACATGATCAACAAAGCTGAACAAATTACAACAGAAGCTGGAGATTGGTTTGATAATGTAACAATTAAACGTCACATGAAAAACTTGAATGATTCATATCGTGTATTTGAATCAACAGCAAAAGAAATGAGCCAATTGCAACAACGTTTAAGTGCAGCATATGAAGATATTGCACAAGGATTAAATAAATACTTTGATGTTAATTAATTTGGATTTTTAAATAAAAAATATTATAATATATAGGTAAAATGATGACTCGAATCAAACAAATGTATAAAGACTTTTTTGGCTATCGACTTAATGAAGCAGCATATGTTCCATACAACATAATGGATTTTGCTAAAAACAAAGGATCTTATGCAGTAGCGCTTGTCAAGAAAGCAGCAACATGGGCAGAAAAGTCAGGCAAACGAATCAGCGGTGGAACTGCTATTGGTAAAAACTATAGCACTATTATTTTAGATATGAAACATCAAGGAGCTGAAATTTATATTAATCTTGATAATGAAACTATTGAATTATATGGCGAAGAAGTTTATGATGCAAAATCATTTGCTCAGGTATTTAAAACCATGTCCGATCCTAACAATATTATATTTTCAATTAATGACGAAAAATTGGACGACATATTACGGGCAAATCATAGCAGAGAATTAGAATACAAAGAAGATATAACGGGCGATGTATATTATATATTACCAATAAAAGAATTTGATCGATTTATTGATTATGCAGATTCTGCAGGATATGATGTAGATTATGAAAATTCTGAAGATTCAGTAATTTATGTTGCAGACGCTGAAATTAAATTACGTGAACAAACCACCGGAACAATTTCAACTAAAGATCCGAAGCAAGCTGAAGAACTTGCAAAAAAAGGAATCAACGTTAGTTTGTCAGAAGATGAATTAGAAGAAGCTCAGCTTATTAATCATATGACTGATTATCGAGGCGGCATTGAATATGTAGTACGTGATGTTGCAGAAGCACAAGCAGTTTCACAAAATATTCAACAATGGTCTGAGAAAAAAGGATTTACCGTTGTTAACAAGAAAATTTCAAAATCAGGTCGAGTTGGATATTTTTATTTTAGACTAGGCGAAAACCCATCACAAGAATCACAAAAGATACAAGGATATATTTCACAAATGCCAAGCATTAAACATTTTAGATTCCGCGTAAGATCACAAAATTCTAGACCAACACAACCAACGCCAGATATGGTATAAACAATTTATTAAACAAGTTATATGAGTAAAAAACAAAAACAACATCAAGCAATTGTCCCGGGCAATACATTAGCAGTAAAAGTTACCGGATCATCCCGAGAAGATTTAGCATATGCACTTAAAGCATGGAAACGCAAAATAAAATCATCAGGAATTTTAGAAGAAGTAAAAGAACGAAAAGAATTTATTAAGCCTAGCGTTAAAAAAAGAAAACAATTACAAAATGCAAAATTTATGCAAATGGTAAGAAATTTACACGCAAATTAAAATTTAATTGATTTAAAATATAAGCCCCTTCTTAAAAAGTTGGGGCTTTTTTACTGATTTTTTATTTTTGCTTATATTTATTTTAGAATACGCTATTACAACATATATAGCGTTTACCGACAATTAAAATATTCTATTAAGATTTCAAATAATCTTATTTCCAAAAACAAATTTAAGGAGAAAAACTATGGCAAAATCAGATTTGCTAAAAGAAGCAATTGCCGACGCTCGTGCTGTTAAAGAAACTGCATTAGCAAACGCAAAAATTGCTTTACAAGAAGCATTCGCTCCCCGCTTAGAAAGAATGTTAGCTACAAAACTAACAAATGAAATTGAGGGTGAAGAAGAATTGCAAGAACCAAATTTGGATGATATGGGTGACGATGTCCCTGTAGAAGACGAAACAACAGATGGTGCTGTTAATTGGGTCGACAATGATATTTCATTTTCAGTAGGTGGAAACACTTATGATGCTGAGATTGATAATTCAATGGAAGACGAACCAGATCTGGAAAAACCAGAAATGGGTGGTGAAGAAGAAGCACCAATGTCAAATGACGAAATGTCAGACGAGTACAATGAAAACTATGAGATGGATGAAGATCTAAATCTTGAAGCAATCATTCGCGAGTTAGAAGGCGATTTAGACGAACCAGAAATGGAAGAACCAGAAATGGAAGAGCCAATGATGGAAGGCGAGGAATATGCTGAAGAAGACGATTCGGATATGAACATTGATGAAATCATTGAATCGATCCTACGTGAAGAAGAAGACGGCGATATACCTACATCAGATGCAGGTCCGGATCCGGAAGAAGTTGCTGAGTTGGAAGAAAAACTTGAAGATACTGAAGAAAAACTTGAAGAAGCTTATAATACAGTTCGTCAATTGAAATCTATTATCAACGAAGTTAATCTTTTAAATGCAAAACTTCTTTACACAAACAAATTGTTTCGCAATTTTGAATTGTCAGAAAATCAAAAA